GCATAAACTCATCAACGCAATAATTTCTTGCACGAGTAACCAAAGACTCGTTAAACAAAAAATACATTTGAAGGGGAATACCATATTGTGTGCAAATAGCAGACAAGTCAGCTACCGACTTAGTAAACATACCAGCGCACATACCACCATACATAGGAGTGGCAAGGAATAGTTTATTCTTTTTTAGAGTATCAATATCAACCTTAATTTCCATTATTTTCACCTCTGTAATGATCCACATACAAACACATCATTGTGTAATGCAATGCCTTTAACAAGTCAGCCTTATTGCTGCCATTTTTCTTACCGTATCGCCAAAGATATTTGAGAGCTGTGTTTCGAAAGGTAGGTGTTGAATCACCAAGAGCAATCCACGCATCAAAACATTCTATACTCTGCTCTTCAGTCTTATAGTGTTCACTGTAAGTCTTATCTATATAGGCTTTGAAGTCAGCAATAATCTGATCCTCAGCATATTTATAATCAATATTTTGAGAATGCGCTCCCTGTGTGATTAGAACAGTAGGAGTTTCTGATTCTTGTAATTTATCAGTGATACTACCATAGTTTGGAAAGTTTGCACTAATAATTGTTGACCCCGTCATATTATTTTCCATTATCTATTTCTCCATTATCCAAAAAAACTTTCTAATGTATTACCAATTTCTTTTCTATTATCCTTCAATCTAAGTTCCGCATTACCTGTTGTTTCGCGAATATACATTGTACAATAATCAGGAAACAATTCAGCAATCTTTTTAATTGATTCATAAACATATTCTTTAGTACGAATAGTTTGTAATCCACCATCTTCTTTATAATAATTTGATTTTACTGTATAATTATCTAAACGAACAACTGAACCATTACGAATATATTGACGAATAGAATATTCATAATCTTCGCCATGATTTGTTACTCTGGCAAGATCATCATTATGTTCAACAATAACTCCAAACATTGAAGCAATAATATAACACAACTTGGTATAGATACGATCTTTCATAAAGTATGCATTAGAAGCTGCATAGATACCAAAGGTTTTAGCACCAATCTTTTCGCATTCTTCAAATCCTGTTAGAATAATTTCTTTTTCCAAATCAACAACTCTACCAAGCTTCTGTTCGCTAATTTTAACTTGAACCTCTTCAACGTCATCATCAAACATCATCAAATAAGTCCCTTCGGGATACCACTTTTCAATAAAGTTTCGCTGAGCTCCGATAGTAGGAACACCAATAACAATGTTTTGATAAGGTGTATCTTTTAAAGATAACTTATATGCTTCATACTCTGTTTCATCAGCAACAAAAACAGTAATTTTAGATGGGTCGATGTTATAACTCTCAAGAACCTTAAGAGTTTTTTTCTTAATCGTTTCAGGACGCTTGTAAGAAGGTATAGCAATTTTATAATCAATCATGCAAAGAAATCCTCTAATGTATTAATTTTTACAGAAGCATATGGATCTTCCATATTATGAGCTTTCATATAGTCATACCATTCCTGTTCATGCCACATATCAGGACTTACGCCATTCCAAAGTGGACGCCAGTATTTGTGTTCTTTATTCAAGCGCCTCTCATCAATATAACGCTTACGCAACTGCTCATAGTCCCATGACTTTAGGTCAACCATCTTTTCGCGGAAGTAAGCAACGATAGTCATACGGTCATTGTTATCGCCAATAAGTTCATCATTAGCATGAATACCACCATGATTATTCACAAGCAACATATCTCCTGGCGCAAGCTTTACAGCAATACGAAACTCAGGAAGAATAAATTCAGCGCCTTCCCAACCTTTGCCAAGAGCACAGATGTTAGAAAATCCTTCATGAAGATCACCAGCATCTCGATGACAAGCAGTGCGCCAATTATGATTTACTGTAAGCGTAGTAAATACTGTATCATTAATAAGAAAGCGAGGATCAAGTTTATCGGCTTCTTTGCGTTGATTGTTCCAACGATTTGGGAGCAATTTTTTAAACTGATCATTCAACTTATTAAGGAATGGGTATGATTCAGTAAAATCTTCTGGATTCTTTTCAGTATATGCAGTTGCGCGACCATAAGGGATACGAGGATAGCGATCAAAGTATCCAGCACTGCCAGACATAACTGACTGAGCATAATTTGTTTCTGAAATATAATTGTTAATAACATATTCTGCTTCTTCAATCTGCTCTTGGCGAGACATATTATGAAGACCATTAACCCACTTATCGAACCAACCATGATACTCAGGATACTTCTTGGTTACTTCTGAACGCAACCAAACCTGACCACGTGTTTCTTCTTTATTATATGTTTTAAAATGTTCACGAATAGTTTCGATAGTCGTACCATCATCAAAGGAATTAATTTGCCGTGTGATAAAGGAAAGAATTTCAAGTTGTTCGGCAGTAACCCAATCACGATTTCCACGACCTTCCTGCCCCAGTTGATTACCGCGAGGTCCAGCAGCTAATCCACGATTTTGAGACTCAGTTGCTGCTGCTCTTAAACCTTTATAGCAACGATTAAGTTCTTCATCAGTAAATATATTCTTACGAAATTTAAAAATAATGTTTTCTTCTGAAAGACTAGAAGGATCGGTAGGAACTTCAGAATATAAATCACAATCCTCAGTAATAATACGATCTGTATATTCTGCGCAGGTGATAAATGTACCTAATGTTTCTTCTGAATCTACTTTTCGTCTGATTAATACTTCAACCATACTGGTCTCCTTTCACAAAATACATAGCTATATATACGAGATCACAGCGTCAATTGGGCAATCTTATAAAGATATTCGTCATGTGACTTTTTTAATACGCCATCAATATCAGGTGGCGTCCATCCTTCTGGCTTTTGAACCTTGCCATCTTCACGACGAAGAGCCTTACCATCAACAAGCTTTGCCATATTTGAACGATGAACTTCTTCAAATACTTTATCAAGTGGAATGCCATAAGAAACTGCAGTACCACAGGCAATGTAGATAATATCAGCAAGCGCATCAGCAATCTCTACAATATCATTATCATATTCCGCAGAACGATATTCTTCAAATTCTTCAGAAAGAAGCCTAACGCGAAGCGATCGTTCGTCAATATTAGGAAGCTCTGGTTTTTCACCAATACGCTGCCCAAAAGCTTGGTGAAAATCTTTTACGTCTGTATAAAAACTCATTGTGTAATCCATTCTGGTGGTTGACGGTTTTTCCATTTGTGCATTCTAGCTTTACCTATTTTATAATAATTTCTATAATTTGTCAAGGGGTCATCACTAATTTTATACTCGTCAGCCATAGCTGAAGGCATTAGAGTCATATCGTAATCTTGAAGATTTTTAGGAGGAGACTGCAGCATGTAAGAAAGCTCGCCAAAACATTTATGTTGTTTTTCATAACGGTAAGTGTACTCTGCCATCAAAGCAAAGAAATGATCTACCAACCAATTATAGTTTTCAATAGAATTTCGACACCAAATCGCCGATGGATGATTAATATGTGTTGCTGAATAGAGAACTGACTCACGAGCATCTTGCAATACGTATCGTTTGACATTACGGTAACGAGGCGGAAAAGAACCATTCACATACTTTTGAACAGTTTTTTGCTCACCATCGAGAACACGATGCGCTGTTGAAAGAAGTTGTGCTGATTCGAGAATCATTTTTACAACATGTTTATCAACCATCCATTCTGCAGCTTGTACAGGACACTCACTTATGTAAAAGATATTCATATTGGTTAAACCCATCAGATTTAATTTGTATAGCGGAATGGTTACCTTTTCTCCACCGTTCCAAAGCTATATCCCTATTATATCTCGAAGCTTTATTAAAGTAAAGCTTTCCGTCAATATAATCCATCTCGTGTTGAAATATTCTTGCAGTCATCCCTGTAAATTGTTTTGTAATAGTTTCTCCATTGGGTGTAGTAAATCTAACACGAACATGTTGTGGTCTTTTTACTTTAACAATTAATCCTGGATATGTTAAAGAACTTTCTTCAAGAGTAACTTGCATTTCTGATGGTTGTATTAATTTCGGATTAAAACATACGAAATTTTCAGGAGAACCGCGCATAGCAAATATACGATAAGGTACTCCCACCTGATTGGCACTAAGGCCAATCCCATTCCAATCATACATATGTTTAACCAAGTCCTTTGCAAACTCAATAGGGTCGAAAGGAGGGTTATTAAAATTAAAAACCTCACATAATCTTGTAAGAATTGGGTCATTATTTTTCACAAGTTCCATTTATGTTTCCTTTTAATTCCAATGCCTTATTACACCTGCAATAATAAACATATTGGTTATAATATAACATAAAACAATAAAAGTTCTAATTAAAGCAATACGATCTGCTTCTCTATCGTCTTTACCTTGTTTTTCCCCAAGAGCTTTTGCCCACATTCGCCACATCAGACAATCCTTGAAAAATTCTTATGTTTTTGAAATTTGATCACCTTTCCAAATTTATCAAAAAGTTGATCGCCTTTATGACTTATTATAAAGGTATTCGTATCAGAAGTCAAGTTATTTAATATTTTTAGAAACTCTTCTGTTCCATTAGTATCCAAAGAACTGTCGAATACCTCATCCATAATGAGAAGGTTAGTAGAGACAGAATTGCGTAACTTAGCAACAGCACGCCAAGTAAACAGAATAGCAAGATTAATTCGCATCTTCTCACCTTCGGAAAACGACGCATAAGAAAATTCATCTCTGAAACGAGACTTGATAGTCTCATTGAACTCCTCATCGAGTTCAAACTGGACGAAGAAATCCATAGCACTGAGATACTTATTAATGAGCTTATTAATAACAGGAACATATTGTTTAATAATCCTTGCCTTGATACCACCATCTTTTAGAAGAATACCTGCTGCGGAAAGAACGTTTCTTTCTTCTACTAAATCATTATATTTGTTTTTGATAATCTCTAATCGATTTTGATATTCTTCAATTTTATTATCTTCATTAATTTCTTTTTTTACATTAATGTTTTTTATTTCATTACTAATAATATCGCGATATTTGATCATAGATTCGATACTATTTTTTATTTTAAATATCTCAAGCTGTTGAGAATTTATTTTTGAATGAATTTCCATAATTTCATTAAGGCGAACATTAGCTTGATTGTATTGATCAATAAGTTGTTCAAGACCAGTATCAATCGTTTCGATTTCATTTGTTTTTTTCAAAACAGTTTCTTCGCGAAACTCTGAACTGATAGATTGAGTGCATGTTGGACAGTTTTCATGTTTCTCAAAAAACTTAACATCATTTTCAAGAACGGCTCTCTTAGCTTCAATCTGATGACGTAACTTAGAAAGTTGATTAATTTTCTTGGATATTTCAGATTCGTTGTCTAAACCTTCTTTAAGGTTCTTAATCTGATCATCAATTTCTAAATAACTCTCATTAAGTTTATTGATCTGAAGATCAGTCTCAACAATACGTTCATTTTTTTCTTTAATTATCTGTTCATTATTGTTTTGAATCTCTAAGAGATGTTCCTTAGTTAAGGAAATTCTTTCCTCTAAGATTTTCTTTTCTGAATTTATTTGAGAAACATCTTCATTGTTAATTAACACTTTATCTTTCAATAAAGAATTCATTGTAGTAAATATTTGTAGATCTAAAAGGTCTTCAATAATTTCTCTTCTTTGACCAGAGATTAATTGCATAAATGGTTGAAATGTAGCAGAACCAAGAACAACAACCTGACAAAATGATTTATGATTTACCTTTATAATCTGCTTTTCAAGAATCTCCTGGTAATCTTTCATTTCAGCAGATTGATTCAACAACATATTATTTTGATACACTTCAAATATGTTTGGTTTCATACCTCTAACAATTTTATAATTATTAGAAGAGATAGAAAATTCAACCTCAACGACAAGATTCTTTTGGTTAATTGTATTAATTAATTGAGGCTTGTTGATTTTACGAAACGCCTTACCAAACAGTACATATGAAAGCGCATCGAGAATGGTTGACTTTCCAGCCCCATTCTCACCAACAATCAATGTTGTATTATTCTCATCTAAATTTATTTCTGTAAAAATATTACCTGTTGATAATAAATTT